TTGTAGCAAATCCTTTTGCCATGTCTATACTCCTAAGTGATCTTCGGTAAGTATTAAGAAGTTCATCTGCCTGTCTTCACAATACTCACGCGCAGCAGACCACTTAGCTTGGTTCTTTGCGAATGTCAAAACTGCATTACGGTAGGCAGCAGTTCGTTTGTTTTTGTCATTCGGGGGTGTTGTTTGTTTTTTGGGTTTGATTTCGATAATATACTTGGTTATAGCACCAGTCTTTTCACGAACCTTAATGTAGAAATCTGGATAATATCGCCTCACCACACCATCAGGAGCACGATAAGGAATGATTACCTCTTCGCTCCCCCACTCTATTATCGAGGGGTTGTTATCACAGAACACCATGAACTTTCGTTCCCATAGCGATCTATAAATAACACGAGTTGGGTTTCCACGATACTTCTTAGGATTTACAGGTTTGTATAATCCAGAGTACGCCATAAATATAGTTGGACCAACATAGGTATTTAGTGTGTCTATCAATAGTTTCATCGCAACTGTTGCCGCGAACGGTGGAATGTCGTTCTCTAACAACTTTGTGGTTAGATTTTTAAATCCACCAATTACTCCACCAGGGGGGCAAGCAGGAAATTATTTTGAATACTTTTGTAGTGAAGCGCAATTGCCTAATGTTAATACAGCGCAGGGTCAAGTAAATGGAATTTATCTTGGTAGTGGATCTGTAAGTTATCCACACACAAGAGTTTTCTCTGAGATTCAACTTGGTTTTATGTGTGACTCAAATATGTCAGCATTGAAGTTTTTACAGGATTGGGTTGATTTTATCTTTAATGAAACTGGTGATGATCAAAGTGCAAAGTCTTTATCACAAATGCAGTCACTCGCATATGGACCAATTAGAGATGAAAATAGAAATGTCAAGTTGAAGTATAGAGATGAATATGCTTGTAATATAGCTATAAGTAAAACGGAGATGGGACCAAAATCTACAACCGAAAGAGTTCCCATCACTTATATTTTAGAAAAAGCATATCCATATGCTATTGATGCTGTTCCCCTGCAGTTTGGATCGAGTCAAATTACTCAAGTTACAGCACAATTTTCCTACATGAGGCATTATGTCATCAAGAACGATATCAGATCTGTGAAGGATGATATTAATGCATTAAAATCTTTATATAAAAAGTAAAATTGATTTTTCAATTTCATGAAAGTGGGAAAATTTTTTCCGCCAAAAAATCGCTAAAAAAGTCGCGCTAAATATAGATATGATCTGATCTAAGTATAATGGCATTACCAGAAGTTGTGCTTCCAACGTATGAGTTGGAAATTCCCTCAAGTGGCAAAACAATCAAATATCGTCCATTTGTAGTAAAAGAGGAAAAACTACTTTTACTGGCATTAGAGACAAATGACGAAAAACAGATTGAAGACGCAGTTAGAACTCTTTTGAAGGGTTGTATTCAATCTCGCGTAAAATTGGAAGATCTTGCACTCTTCGATTTAGAGTATATCTTCCTCAATATTCGTGCCGTGTCAGTTGGTGAAGTTGTGGAAATGAATATTACCTGTGAAGATGATGGAGTTACACAAGTTCGCTATAATTTGAATTTGATTGATGTAAAGGTAAATAAACCAGAAGGACATAACAACAAAATCATGCTTTCTGACAAAATGGGCGTTATTATGAAATATCCCTCATTTGATGAATTTGTAAAAATATCAATTATCGGTCAATCGCCAACTGCAGATGGTGTTGTTGAAATTATGGCAAATTGCATCGATCAGATTTTTGACGGTGAAGATGTATATGATAGTTCAACAACCTCAAAGAAAGAATTTGTTGAATTTATTGAAAAACTCACAAATAAGCAATTTGAAGATGTCCAGAAATTCTTCAACGATGCTCCAGTTCTTGAACACACTATAAAAGTCAAAAATCCTAATACTGGAGTTGTTAATGAAGTTACTATTTCGGGACTTTCCAATTTTTTCGGATAGCACTCTTCCATAATACGTTGGAAGGGTATTATAAAACTAACTTTGCCTTAATGCAGCACCATAAATATAGCTTGAGTGAAGTTGAAAATATGATGCCTTGGGAGAGACAAGTTTATACTAGTCTCCTAATGCAGCATTTAGAACAAGTCAAACAAGAACAACAAAAAGCAGCACAAAGGTAATGGCACACGGTTTTCTAGGATATGAACCAGTATCAGGAGAAAGTCCTTTAGTTAACTTTGCTAAGAAAAAGTTAAAGGAAGGACTCAAAGGTTTGTGGGGTAAATTCCAGAAAACTAGTGGTGCTTTAGTAAAAAGTTCTGGTGGTCAAGTTCAATATGACGCCAATCCCCAAGGTGTTACTGTAAAAGATGTAACAAAGACAGAACCAGTTGCAAAGAAGATGTTTTCTGGATCCCAACCAAAGATGTTGGGAGCAGGAACTTCTGCAATTACAAAGCAAGAACCATTAGCACTTCCTGGTGGATCTGATGGCGGAATTGCAAAAAAACCTGGCGGTACATTTACTGATATTCCAGGAATTTCGTCTGGTGGTGGTCTAAATGCCGATACATTTTTCAAACAAGCAACTACTGGAGTTGGATCATCTGGCGAATACCTGACAAATGCCCAGAGAAGAGAAGCTTTTATCAAGTCTCGTCAGGAATCTGAGAAAACATCTACTTCTGCTGCATCTCCACCAATTTCTCCCGATAGTGGTGTAGATATTGTTGCTGCCGTCAATAGAAACACACAGATGATCGTGTCTCTAGTTGATGCTGTTAAGGCACAAACATCTAATGATACCAATTTAGTACAGCAGCAGATACAGACACAAGAAACGCTAATGCTTCGTAGTGCTTCAGCACAAAAAGAAGCTGCATTAGAGAGGGGTGAAGATTACTCTGGTTTTATGACCCCAGAGAATTTCCAAAAGAAGAAAAAGCAAGAAGAGAAAAAGGAAACTGGTAGTAAATTAAAAGAATTTTTTAGAGGTCCAAATCCATTCCAAAAACCAGAAGGATGTGGTTGTAGTCCATTCATGCCTGGTCCTGGTGGAGGTGGTGGTATTTTAGGTGGTCCTCCTGGCGGTGGTGGATTGCCGATTCCAGACTATGTTGATGAATGGAGAGACATGAACCGCCGTCCTGGTAGCAGACTTGGTGGCGGCGCTTCTGTGACTCGTAGAACAGGTGGTGCTCGTAGAGCAACACGTCTTGCTACTAAGGTTGGTGGTAAAGGTGCTGGAAAAGCAGTAGCAAAGGGAGTTGGCAAGGGACTGATGAAGAAAATACCTGTATTGGGAGCTCTTGCTGGTGGTGCTTTTGCTGCTGAAAGAGCGATGAGTGGTGATTGGCTAGGTGCTGGTGGAGAACTACTTTCTGGTATTGCATCAATTGTCCCTGGTGTCGGAACTGCTATATCTACAGGTATTGATGCTGGATTGATGGCAAGAGATGCTGGTATTACACCATTTGCGGAAGGTGGAATTGTTAGTAAACCAACGTTGGGATTACTTGGAGAGAGTCCAGGAGCTCCACGAGAAGGTGTATTCCCACTAGAAGGACCAAAAGGAAGAGAAACATTCCAAATGTTTGGTGAGGGAGTATTTCAAGCTCAAAAAGATAATGATAAAGATTTTGCTAAGTTACAATCTATGGGTATGAAGCAATATTATGAAAGAGAAGGTGGTTTTAAAAAAATGGGTGAGGGACTGAAAAGTTTCTTTGAAAGTCTTGCTGGTGGAATTGCCTCATTATTTGGTGGTGCTGCTAACGCAGCAACATTAGATAATTATGGAGGACTTGGTGGTGGTGGAGATTTCTCTGGATCTAGTGGTCAAGATCAAGCGATGAATTATTTTATGAGTCAAGGATTGTCTAAAGATCAAGCTGCTGGTATTGTTGGAAATTTGATGCAAGAATCTGGAGTAGGAATTGATCCTAATGCAAAAAATGCTACTGGACATAGAGGAATTGCACAATGGGATAAAAATAGATGGAGCAATTTTGAAAAATGGGCAAAAAAGAAAGGGTTGGATGTCAATACTAGAGAAGCACAACTCCAGTGGATTATGGAAGAAATGAGAACTGGAGATGGTGGTCTTGGAATTGAGAGATTCAAGAAAACAAAAACTGCGGCAGAAGCAGCGGCCTTATTTGTGAAAGATTATGAGAGATCTGGAGAA